ATATGACTCACTTGATGACATTATAAATCTTATAACCGATAAATGGTCACTAGGTTATATGCCAATTTTAACAAAAAGTTATGATCAAAAAGCAGTTGGTTTTGTAGATGCTCGTAGAGATTTAATTCTGATATATCCTAAAAAGGAAAACATACAATATTGGGGATTATATGGCACAGATCATCTATCTGAAGTTGATATAAACGTGGAAGTTAGAACATTCCAAAACCATGATTATCACAATGATGTTGTAAAAGAAGTGGCAAAAATAATAAAAGATAACATAAGAAGAACAGATTTTGTGGATCTTAGGGTTTTAACCAGTATATCTGAGAATGATTCATACAGAAATATGTTCAAGCATACTCTAGGTGTAAGATATAGAAAGTTAAATCCTACCTAAATCTTTAAATATCAACAACCTCTTTAAATATCAGAATGGTTAGAACAGGTGCACAATCGTATGTTAAGTATGGATATGAATCAACTTATGGTGGTTCAGCCACAGTAGATAAGAAATTTGGCTTAAAAGACGCATTAAGTTCTTGGAGTTTAACACATAATAGAATTGACTTACCTGCATTAAATCAATTAACATATGAAAGTTTTGCATATGGTACACAAGCAGGAGATATTTCAGTAGATTTTGTATTAAGTAATCCTTGGATTTTGGGAGCATTTTTCGGAGCACCTAGTACCACAGGAAGTTCAGATCCATATACTCATACTTATCCACACGCATCAAATGGTATTAATAAACAACCAAGATCATTTCAGGTTGAAGTGGGTTTTAACGCAGGAGACACATCTAACGCAGATATAGTAAGAACACTAAAAGGATGTGTAGCGACTACATTAGGTATAACAACATCAATAGGATCAACAGTAGATTGTTCATTATCAGCAACATATGGAAAAGAAGACGCACCAGCAACAACATTTGGAACTGCACCATCAGAACCAACATTAAATCACGGAGCATTCACATTTGCCCACGCACAATTAAAATATGGTGGAAGTGTATTGGCACAAGTACAAGACCTAAACTTACAAATTGCACAGAACACCACATTATTATATGGATTAAACTCAAATCAAGCTGTAGATACATACAGACAGGTATTAGATATCACAGGATCATTCAAAGCATCACACTTAAATAAAACAATCTTAGAAGATGTCTTAGAGCAAGTGTCAAAGGGAACAAGTGGAACATTCTCAGAGACAGTTGGAGGTTCACCAGAACTAGAGATATTATTCCAGAAAAACGCAAATGAAGAGATTAAAATTACAGGTACAGGTTTGTCACCAGATAGTTTAGACATTCAAGGAATTGCACCAAATGAACCAGTGTTTGAAAACATTGCTTGGAGAGTAAAATCAGTAACCATAGAATGTAAAAACAACCAAACAGCAGAAGAGTAGAAAGATTTATAAGACCGATTACGTGGTGTTACTTATTGGCAATTAAAAGCTTTGAAATAGATTGGGAAGGTAAGAAAGAAGTTATAGAATATGAAGACGATTTAACATTTGGAGAATTAGAATCTGTAATCAATAACTGTGTTGATTTAACAGATGTAACAAAACCTAAAGTGAATATACCAAATTATAGGCAAACTATCCTATTGAAGGTTATTCGTAAAGCACCTTTTGAAATGGGCTCGGCAGCAGCCCTTCGAAACATGAAAGCATCTACTGCTAAACAGATCATCGCTGGAGTGATGGTAGACTACCCTTTAGCGAAATTCTTAGAGGATTGGATGGTGACATTCATGGGCTCGACAACGGAGAACGAACCACAGCCACAATCTACTACTTCTGTGCAAGCAACTTCGGATGGGATAAAGAAACAACAGATAGACAACCAGTCAAATTCCTCAAAAACCTCCTAATTATTCATAAAGACATACAAGACCAATTAACAAGGAAGATGGTAAAACCACCACCTCTACCCAAAAACATTAAATAGGAACTAGATATATATAGTTTGATGGCAAACGAAGATAATGTTAATCTAAATATAGTTCTTGATGAAAAATTCAAGAAGGTACTAGAAAAATTCAATGATACAACAGAGAAATTAACTAATGTTCTGGAAAAGCCTAATAAACATGATAGTGATAAGGAATTACAAGCAGCAGAACTGAGAGATAAGACAGAAAAATTTAGAACTGCTAATGTAGACAGAGAAAACGAAAATTTAGAAATATATAGAAGGTTAACTTCTCAACAACTTGAAGCAGCAAGATTGAATAGAATAGAAGTAAAATTCAAGAAAGATATGCTGTTGCAAGAAAAACGAATGAAAGATAAGATGAGACTTGAAGAAACAAGACATTTTAATGAAATGATACAAAGAATGACAAGTGGAACATTAGTTGGTAAAATGATGGGTGTTGGATTAATGGGTGGTTCAGCAGGTGTATCTGGAGTAAAAGGTTTATTAGGTGCAGGTAAAAAATTAGCAGGTAAATCAGCAATAGGTAGGGCATTCATGTTAGAATCTGAAATGATGTCTGATGCTGAAAATCAAGAAGCCATTGGTGGATTACCTATAGGGTTTGGAGATCAAAAAGCAAAGGAAAGAACCGAAAAAGTAAGGGGTGGTCTTAGAGAAAATAAACTAGGACAAGGAATTGTTAATGCAATGAAAAAATCAAAAATATTTTCAGATAAAATGCAAGGTGGAATGGAAAAATATGGAAAAGGTTTAGCGATTGGAGGAATAGGTGCACTTGGAATAGGTGGTAGTATTATTACTAAAGCAATAGAATCATCACCTATAGCACAATCAATGATGAAGATTATGTCAACAGCATTTACACTTATCTTAAGACCTATAGGGGATTTCTTTGGTGGTGTGATGAAACCTATAGCACTTAGATTATTAAAGTTTGGAGCAGAGAATGTAGGTGCAGGAGCTAATCTATTTAAAATGGGAGAAAAGGTAGGTATAGCAGCACTAGCATTATTTACAGACCCAGCAGCAGTGATTGGTATGTTAGCTGAAAGAGTTGGAGGAAGTATAGCAATAGAAATGAGAGCATTAGCAGACCCATTTTTTAATAAAACAGAAGCTTACGCTAAACTACTTGATAGTTTTGATGAAAAAATGGAAACAATAGCAGGTGTTACAGGAGGAATGGAACAAATGGTTTCACAGGCATCACAGCAAATAATATCAGGTATTGAATCCACAAACTCTACATTCATTGATGGAATTAAAGTAATAACAGACAAAGCAGATGAGGCTGCAAAGAAATTAGAAGAAGATAAAAATAGAAAGTCTGGTATATTCGGTGGTTATAGTTCAAAAGAAGAACAACAATCAGAACTAGAACGATTAATGGCAGAAAGTAAAGCAAATAATCCTGAAGCTTGGGCAAATGCAGAAGCTGGAACTACTGGATCTCGTGGTGGACAGGGAATGAGTGAAGATAAGATGGCTAGTTGGCTTGAGGGTACAGAAAGGGTAAAGGAAGTATTAAAAACAATAGAGACTGGATTAAGTGCAGAATCTGTTGGTATAATAGCAGAGTTTGAAGCAATGAAAGAGGCAGGAATTTTAGGAAATACGGTACAGACAGAACTACGAGCACAGTTTGCAAAAGCAGATAAAGAAGGTATAGCTTTATACACAGATAAAGTTGCAAGAGAAGAAGCAGAACATTTAGTGTTAAGTAAGTTGGCAACAAATAAAGAAGAAAGAGAAAGAGAAATAGTAGAAATTATAAGAGCAACAGCAATAGATTTTGGTGTTGCATACTCAGAGGTTAAGAAGATGATGGCAAAAATGAAAAAGAAAGCTTCAGGTACTAAAAAGAGTAGAGCCATTGGTGGTATGATTACAGAGCCTGTTATTGGTGTAGGATTAAACACGGGAGATACATGGAGTTTTGGTGAAAGAGGTATGGAATATGTAACACCAAATACTGCATTAGGTGGAAATCAAAATTATGATCAAAGAAATAACGTAGTAATAAATGTGTCAATAGATAAAGTTGCAAATAATGTTGATTTACAGCAAATAAAACCCATCGTAGAAAGGGCACTTAGAGAATCACACAGTAGAAGAGGTATAATATAAAATGGCTGAAACTATAGAAATTAGATCATTTAAAACGGGTAAAAAGTATAGGTATCTGATCAGAAATATTAATACTATATCAATAAATTTGGTATCACCAGCAACTGCAATGCCACTACCTTTGGCAGGAGATGCTAATAATATATTAACAAAAGCAGAGGGTAATACATGTAGAATATCAGTATCTTGGACATTACATGATGAACCGACAGATGTTATACTACCAAATAATTATGATACAGATGGTCAGACTCAAAATACAGGAACTACTCCGTTTGGATTAACAACAAATAGATTGGCAGATGATCAAGTGAAGTTTTTAATTAATAATCAAGCAGAAACAAATCCTTCATTATCAGGATTTCAATCAACATATATTGAAGACAAATACCAAATTATAATTGGTAATATAGGATTCTCTAGAATAGGATTAATAGAATCCATTGATATAAACAAACAAGGAACAACACCTATTACATGGACAGCGACTGTTAATTTTATAGCTGGTGCACCTATTGCAGCAGAGTGATGAGAAATGGCAAAGGTAAAAATTCTGGTTGGAGATAACAACACAGCAAAGACAATCTTACAATCAAAACTAACAAAAGAAGGCGATCGTGCAGTTGACCAAATGGAATTCTCCATACCAAAAAATGAATCTGCTTCTGTTAATGATAAAGTATATTATCAACAGGATTTGGCAGATCTAAATAACTTATCATTATGTTTAAATTTTCAAAATGGAGTTAGAGATGAAAGTGGTGTGTTTAACAACGGTTCTGCAACATCATTAACATATACAGATGAAGATGATTTTTATGGTAAACAGGCTGTATTTAATGGAAGTAGTTCGTTTGTTTCAATACCAGACAATGATAACTTAGATCTATCAGGAGAGTTTGATATATACATATGGGCAAAATGGACATCTACATCTAATGGTCACTTACTTGATAAAAGAGCAGGTTCGTATCCAAATGGATATGCTGTATCTGTAAACGGTCTTACTGCTGGTGAAGTTGCATTTAAAATGGGAGGAACAACAATAAGAAGTTCAAGTGCAGGATATAATGACGGTGAAAAACATTTAATTAGAGTTTCAAGAAACTCAGATAACTTAGTAACTTTATACGTAGATGGAGTATCAAAAGGAACTGCAACTATAACATACAATGGAACTAATTCTAATGCATTACTTATAGGAAAAGGAGACACACACACTGTAGGTACGTTGTTTCAGGGAAATGTATTTCAGAATAATGTATTCGATTCAACAACAACTTATAATGTAGGTTCTACTGGTAACTTTTTTAATGGCAATATATTAAGACTCAGAATATATAAGGGTATAGCACTAGATGATGAGATTTCCACTCTTATTAAAGATAAAGTTAATCCAAGATCAACGTTAAAGTTTGGTGGTTATATAACAAAAATTGACATAAATGATTCACATAAAAAAATAACTGCACAGAGTTTTGGTAAAATATTAGTGGAAACAGAAGTCAGGGGTCAGAGTTATTCAAATAGATCTCCTGAGTATATATTAAATGATCTAATAACTAATAATACACAATTCATATTTAGTGATAGGGGTATAGCAACTGATTTAACTGTTGAAAAGTTCATTGCTGATGGAAAATTATATGATATAATAAGAGACTTTGCATCATTTACAAATAGGATATTTTATACAACTCCTAATGAAGAATTTTTCTTTGAGCCAGCAAGTCTTAATAATATTACTAACAGGACATTTACACATGGAACAAGTAATGTATTAATAAACAAAAAGGGATTTGATGACACAAAACTTGTAAATCAATTAACATTGGTAGGTGAAGTAACAGAATTTAAACATGAACAATCATTTACTGGTGATGGTAATAATAAAGTATTCACAATATTATATCCTGCAACTACTTTAGAAGTGAAGGTTGGTGGAACATTAAAAACCCCAAATAAAGATTATGAATTAGATACATTGTCAAAAGATATAACATTTACAACAGCACCATCCAATGGTGCAAATATAGTAGTTAATTTTGATTATGAAATTCCTATGGTAGTAAAAGGTGAAAGACCAGCAAGTATTACAAAATATGGAATTCATTCAAAAAAACTCATAATGAATTGGATTACAAACAGACAAGACGGAATAAGATTTATTCAATCATATCTGAATAGATATAGTGAGATACAAGAAAGGACAGAAATTAATTTCTCTTCATTATTAGGGTGGTTATCAGAGAATGATGTTGTGAATTGTAAAAACACATCGATAGGAGTGGATGGTGATTTTGCAATTAAAAGTATATCATGGATATACCCTAAAATGGAGACCAGAGTAATAGTGGGTGAGTATCTATTTGACTTCTTTGAGGATGATCAGGAAATAGTCAGAAAACTACATGATTTTGAATCTGCTATTACAACAAGTAAAGAAATACAAGATTATGAAACAATGGAAGAAGTATTAAATTTTGTTGCTAATACAAATGCAGTGATTTTAGATACATATATAACAACTGAAACCTTAAATATATCGAGAACTGTGAATACATATGATAAGAGTAGGGCAACTTGGGGTAGTTCCAGTTATGGTTCTAGAGTATCTCAAGATGTATATGGAAGTGGAGCATAATGGCTAAAGAAATAGTTCCTATGAACGGACATGTTCATGTAAAAGTATATGAAAAACAAGAGGATGGTTCTGAGAAATTAGTCAGAGACACAGTATCAAAGAATCTAGTTGTTGATGTAGGAAAAGATTCAATATTAAAATATATAGGTAATATCACAGGTGGGGGATATGGAGATTATATAGGTGTAGGAGATTCTACCACAGCAGCAGCAAGTGGTCAAACAGACTTACAGGCATCAACTAATAAACTATGGAAACAAATATCAACTGCTGACAGGGTTTATGTTAGACCTACATTGTTTTTAAGTGCTGATTTTGGGTACTCTGAAGCAAATTTTACATGGAATGAAATTGCTATTAGGGATAACCAAGGTTCACCGTTAATGTGGGCTAGACAAATTGATTCTACTCCATTAGTAAAAACATCTTCAAAGAGAGCTATAGTGGAGTGGCAACTTAGCCTTTGACCAAAATACTTATTCCTAGATCTGATTCTGTTTCAGCTAAGGTTGTAGAACCATCTGATTTTGAAAAGATGTTTAGTCAGGATTTTATTAGAGATTATATAGTATCAGGATTCACTGTATCATCAGCGACAGGTCTCTCAGTGGATATCACATTAGGTGAAGCTAGACTCAAAGGGTTACATATAGAATCAACTGCAACTGAAAATGTAGCGAGTTTAACAGCAAATACGAGTAATTATATATATATTACATTATCTAGAGATGGTAATTCTGAAGCAGAATCTTGGGATTTTTCAAAAAATACATCAGGTACAATACCTACAGATTCAATACTACTTGCAAAGGTAACTACAAACGGTTCTAGTGTTACAGGGGTTGATATATCAGAAAGAGTTATCACACATCAAAACATGGATTATGATGAATTCTGGTTTGGTGACGGTTCAGATGGAGATGTCACAATATCATCAAGTACAACTTTTAATACACCAAAGAATTATAATGATCTGACAATCAATGCAAGTCAAACACTGAGTTATAACGGTGCTGATCAAACAAATGCAATAATACGAGTAAAAGGAACTTTAACAGTTAATGGAACTCTGTCAGCAACAGGTAAAGGTAGAGCTGGTGGAGATGGTGGTTCTGCAACCACACAAAATGGTGCTGGTGGTAGTCAAGGAGATACTGGAATACAATCATGGGGAGCAGATTTAACTTCTGGTGCTAGTGGTTCTTCTGGTGCTGGTGGTACTGGTGGTTCTTCTGGTGCTGGTTCTGGTGCTAGTGGTACATCTGGTGTGTCAGGAGATTTACGAATAGTTGCAGATACACGGTTTAATGATGCAACAGAAATACTAAGAGCACAACCACAGATATATGGAGCTGGTGGTTCTGGAGGTGCAGGTGGAGGTGCTGGTGGGGGTACTAGTGGGTACTCTAGTGGTGGTAATGGTGGAACAGGTGGAGCTGGTGGAAATGGTGGAGGAACTTTATTAGTTTTTGCTAAAAATATTACAATAGCATCAGGAGGAATAATAGAATCTAATGGTGCTGATGGTGCTGATGGTGGTAATGGAACTGCTGGTTCTGGTAGTCAAAATTATACTGCTGGTGGAGGTGGAGGTGCTGGTTCTGGTGGAGGTGGTTCTGGAGGATTTATTGGTGTTGTATATGAATTATTAACTAATAATGGAAGCATAAATGTTAATGGTGGTTCTACTGGATCTGCTGGTACTGGTGGTACTTCTGCTTATGGTGGTACTGGTGCTGATGGTTCTACTGGATCTGCTGGTGGACTAGGAATAAAGAAGACATACCAGATATAGTTATAAATAAAGGTTAGAAAATCTTTAAATACTCTGATGAATCAGTGATATTAGTATGATTGGATTATTTGAATCAAAGACACCACGAACAAACTGGATAAATCCAGATCTTAATATATGTATTGTTAAGGAAGATTATGAAGGTAATAAATCGTGGTTATATGCTAAGAATATTGTTACAAACGATGGAGATTTATTCTATGCCCAAAAGGCAGCAGGAGAATCACCAACAAGTGACTTTGCAGGTTCTAGTGGTAGAATGGAATTAAGAACAGGTTCAGCAACACCAGCAAAAGCAGATACATATAATGAAGTAGCAACCCCAGTAACAACATCAAGAAAAGCAATAGATTCTACTTATCCAAAAACTAATGATGGTGACTCTGACAACACTGGTTCAGGTACAGATATTGTAACTTGGAGAACCAGTTGGACAACATCAGATTTTAATGCAAACGCAATTATTGGTGGATGTATACATGTAGGAGGAGCAAGTCCTGCATCAAGTACAAAAGTATTATCTCATTTCAGTATCACATCATTTAACAAGACATCTTCAGATACTCTGAAAATTTTCGTAAATCATACATTCAATGGAGTATAGCCAAATGGCTAAGAAACTCACAATGAAGGGAATATTCAAATTACTTGAAGCTATAAACCATACACCTCAACAAGGTCTTAATGATAAAGTTCGTACACATGAAACAGTGGTGATAAAGATTGGCTAGAAAAGCACTTTATAAACACGCAACACAGGTAAACACTTCGTCATATCCAGATGACGGTTCATCACCTGTAGGTTCTAATGAATGGAATGAAGATCCTGATGCACAGGGAATGCTTGGTTTCTCACCAGCAAACGCAACAATTACAATAGCAAGTGGAGTAGCAACACCAACAGATTCTATATGTGTAATAGCAGCCGAATCAGGTACATCAGACACACTTGATAAATTAGCATTAACAAACACAAGTCAATATGATTTAGTATATTTATTTGCAGACACAGGTGACACAATCACCTTAACACATACTGCAAGTCCTAGTGCAGACGGACATATTCAAACAGTTAGTGGTCAAAATGAAACACTCTCAACTACCAGTCCAACAATCCTGATCAGAAAGGGAAACTACTGGTATGGATATGGTGGTGGAGTCGTTAACGCAATCGCAGATGTGGGAGATGTAACGATTACATCAGTAGGAGATAATGAACTTTTAGCATATGATAATTCGTCTAGTACATGGATAAATCAAACACCAACAGAAGCAGGTTTTGCAGCAAGTGCAACAACAGACACAACTGATGCAAGTAACATTTCAAGTGGAACTTTGGCAGCAGCAAGAGTAGCCACATTAAACCAAAATACAACAGGCAGTTCAGCTAGCTGTACAGGCAACGCAGCAACAGCTACAGCATTAGCAACAGCAAGGACTATCGGTGGAACATCTTTTGATGGAACTGGAAATATTGCTATTACAACCAATGCAAACTTAACAGGTGAAGTAACCTCATCAGGTAATGCAACAACAATAGCAGATAATATAGTTGATGAAGCAAATCTTAAGGTAAGTAATGCACCTACAAACGGATTATTCCTACAAGCACAATCAGGTAATACTGGTGGTCTTACATGGGCAAGTGCAGGTGGAGGTTCTACATTATTTCATAACTTTGCAAACTCAACAATCACATCTTATGCTGGTCAAACAGGTGAATCACAAACTATTGGAACAGCAGTAGGTACATTAGCAAGTGGTTCTGGAGACAGAGATGTTTACATTCGTAAAATAGACACAAACAATGAGGGTGTGTTTACGGTAATTCACAAGAACGGTGCTCTTGTTGAAGTTCAAATAGCATAACATGGTAGAATATCTCAGTGGAAATAGAATACAAGGAAGTTCTACATTAACATCAAGTCCTCCAGCTACATCATGGAAGGAGTTAGGAAGGACTACACTTGGAAGTGCAGGTACTTCTATATCAGTAACAGGATTAACAGCAAAAGATAATTTAATGATCTTA